GCTGACGTAGCGCCCTGTAGATTTGATCCTGACTTGCAAGAATCATTTTTTCCATCCCGCGCGCGTGCGCATGGCTTCCAATTTCATTCTTGCAATGTCTTTCGGAGGCGCGCCGCAATCCTTCATCAAATCAGCGTTCGCATCTTGCGAGAGACACGACGCGATTCCGCGCGCCGTGATAGCCGCCTTAATGGCAAGCGCTGTCTTGATGTTCTGAAATAGCCCCAACGCCTCCTCCTCGTCCTTGCAAGCGCTGGGCGGGAATCCGTAGGCAGCAGCGAAGAGCGCCGCCGCCTTTAGGCGTTTCCCGCCTTGCCCATCACTTTCGCAAGACGCACACTCATCGCCCAGATTTGGTGATCAGTCAGACCATCATGCGAGGACATCGCCTGCTTCATGCAGTCGATCACAGCCTCGCGCGGCGGATCTTCCTCACCCTTGGTCCGCTCAATGAGCAGACTCGTGTAGATGAGCGAGTCGATCCGGTATTCCTTGTCGCCGTTGACGAACGTGATGTTCCAATCGTCATTACCAATGTCGATGCGCGGTCCTGCCATCTCTCTACTCCTTTGAATCAAGACTTGGCTGATGTCACAGCGACTTCGGTCGCAGCAACGCTAGTGAACGAGAATGCGATTCGCTTGAGGGTGTTTCCGAAATCGATGTATTCCGGCCCCGTCGTAAGCATCAGATTCTTGAATGTGTACACGGTTTCGCCAACCGTAGTAGGATCAATCTTGAGCGAAATCGTCTTGGGTAAAGCGCCCTGAATTGTTGACCCGCCAACCGTGGCGAAGATGCCTTCGTTTGCAATGCCTGCCGCGAGGCTTCCGCCCGTACGAACGCGCTTCAAGAGCTTCTCAAGTTCGTCTTTGTTCCACGACACCATTGTGAAGTCGATCACGGCAGTCGTGCCTGAAAGCACGCTTTCAGCAATCATGTCGCCCGTGTCGTTGCGCGAGAAGGTTCGGTAGTGATCACGGAACGTGATTCGGATCAAATCGTCGTTGTCCGTCTTGCCAAGCTCTACGCTTGGGTCGGCTGTGCCGCCAACATTCCAGTAGATGCTCGTTGGCCCATTTACATGGAAATCGGTTGCTGCTGCTGGCATCTCAAACTCCTGCGGCGCGTCGTGCCGCGTCTCGTGCAATGTTTGTGAGTCGCTGATGTCCCACGAAGTTCCAAGGTCGCGATGGAACTGTCACTTCGTGGCGCACCACATAATCGTAGCCTTCGCGCATGTCTCCGAAGTTTCGAGACGCACGAATCGCTTTTGTTCGTCCAAGCAGGATTTCAGAGAACGTCCCGCCCTTCGACTGTTCCAAGCCATGCGGAGCAGCCTTGACCGTAATTCGATGCCACGAGCCGGGCGCACCCGAAGACGTGGAATTTGGATTCAGCGTGTCGATCGATTCGATCTTGATCGACTTCAACAACTTGCCCGTGTCAACAAGGGGCTTGTCGGAATTCTTTCGATCTGCCTTCGTCCAGCCGCCGCTCACGCCCTTGGTTCGGAAATTTGCGTCATCCCAAATACCAAGAGGGACCAAAGGAACATCAGCGCCCTCTTGAGCGCCTGTGCTGTTCTTAAGGTTGTCGCGCAATGCCGCAGCGAAGCCTTCCGCGATGCGCCGGAGCAATGCTCGCTCAAAGGACTTGACGCGCTTGTTGCGATTCATACCGGCCCATACTTCCTGCGCGGGAAGAACTCGCTATCGGCAACCATGCCGAGCATCCCGCGCTGCTGCTGCGTAATGATCGAAAGAGACGGCTTGCTCGCGTCGATGTTTGCCCCGTTCGGGAACACGCGGCGACCATCTCGAAGATCGACTAGAAGCGAGTTGGCCTTGTCCACACGATCCTTGATCGCATCGCCGAATGGACCACCACGGCGCGCGAGCAGGATGCCAAGAGCGAGATCACAGGTGACCCCAATCAGCATCCAGTTGGTGGAGGTTTGCAGGCTGTCGAGATCCGATTCCGTGTAGATGCCCCCGCGAAGCGCGAAGGACTGAATCTCATGTGACGCGCGCGTGAGCGCAGACACGATGATGACATTCGATCCATCTACAACGCCATCGGTCTCAGCATCAATGCCAAGTTCCGCGAGAAGCCGCTCATCAACCGCTTCTTTGAATTGAGCAACAGTCGCATATGGAACTGGCATGGATTCCTCCGAAAGGGGTGGGTGAAGCCGAAGCCCCACCCACCCCATGAGAAGAGAGAGACTTTAAGTGCCGATGTTCGCGATGTAGAGACCAGCGAGCGGAGCGGTGATCTCCGGAACGCTGTTGTCCACAATGCTGCCGACCGTGCGGCGGCTGCGCGGATCATCGAACGTCTCGACAGTCATGTCTTCGTAGACGAAGTTAGTGACGGTCGCGAAGTTAGCGCCACCTTCGACACCGACGAGACCCTGTGGACGCGAAAGGAAGAGAACCTTGTCCGTGCCAAGGATGTAGCTCGCTGCACGGGTTGCACCCTTTGCCGACGTGACCTTGACAGCGTCTTCGATGACGATGTCGCCGATCCCGAAGAGACTTGGCGAGAGGCCGTAGCGGCTGAAGTTGCCCTGACCCTGCATGAGCTGAACGCCCTGCGTGTACTTGATCAGTTCACGGAGCTGCGCGGTCTGCGAAAGCTTGAACGCGGTCTGTGGACCCATGACGCACACGATGTCTTGCGGTTGAACCGCACCACCCGTGTTGATCATAATCTTCTCAATCGCAGTTTGGAACAACCTTTGAACGCCCGTCGCCGTCGAGCTATCGTCTTGGTAAACGCCATTCGCGGTGTTCGATTGATTCACAAACGTATCGAAGTCTGCGAAGTAGTTGGTTCCCGAAGTCCAGTTGCCTGCCGTCGTGAGAACATCAAGCATTCGGTTCGTGCGGAGCGTCATCAACTGCGTCGCGCGGCTGCGAGCGTGCTGTGCCACGATGTCCCACGAAGCGACCTTTGCGGTCTCGTATGGGATGTGGAAGCCCTTCTCGTAACGCTTCGTCGTGAACTGCGCGAAATCAAAGTCGTTGTTCACGCCGGTCGGACGATCTTCGCCGTATGCCCAACGGAAGTCCTTCTCATCGATCACGCGGACGGCTTCGTCCGAGTTGATCTTGAGGTAGTAGCCGCTGACGGTCGTGACCGGAACAAGCTTGCTGTAACGGTTAAGCGCGAACGACTTGACGTTGCGCGTGAATTCGGTCTGGATGAGGCCCGTAGCCTCTGAGAAGGTGGGAACGAACGTATTCAGTCCGCCACCGATTGAAACATCTGCCATGTCTTGTACTCCTTTGAATCAGGTGTGCGGATCAGGTCACGACGATTGCCGCGCCAAGACGCATGGCGCGAATGATGAGGCCATCAGCAGCAGCAGGCTCAAGAGCGACGTACCACGCGCGGTTAGCCGCCAAACTGGATGTTGCGGCAGCTCCCTTGATGAAAACGCCACCAGTATCAACCTTGAGAAGGTCGCCGGCAGCGATGGCCGTAGAAGCGCCATTTGCGTAGACGAGGACAATTGCGCCACCCTGAAGAGAGATGGCATCGCCAGTCTCTGCATGGTTGCTGCTATCGAATTTGCGAGTGGATCCGTCAGTCACACCAACGACGATGTCGGTGACTGCGGCAGCGACAATGCCTGTATTGCGAGCGCTGACCTTGACGGCGCGGTAGGGCAGAATCGTTCCGCCTGCCGCAAGTGACGGGGTATCGGAGAAAGAACCCATGTCTTGTGCCTTTCTGTATTAGACGCCGCTCTTTGCGCGCGCCATGAGAGTCTTGAACTTTTCGGGATCGCCAGCCGCCTCTGCGACGAGCTTGGCAACGGTTTCACGATCGACGGAGTTGGAAACTTCTGGCTTCACACCAGAACGTGGAGCAGCGGCAACACGAATGCCAACTGGATCACGACGGAAGTTCTCGCGCCAGAATGAAAGCTTGCGCGTTGGATCCTTGGAATCAACCAATTCCGCGATCATCTCTTCGCGGCAGCACTCTACGGCGAATCCTTCGCTCGCCATCGAATCCAGCTCACGCGAGAAACGCTCCTTCGCGAGTTCGGTTTCAAGCGCGGCGATTCGTCGCTCGAACTTGGCCTTCTCGCGGGAAAACGTCGCCTTGGCATTCTTCATCTTGCCATCGACATCGTCTTCCTTTTCTTCCTCTTCGTCCTCTTCTTCCTCTTCGTCGCCCTTGTGGGCATCCGCGTCGATGTGAACAGCCGTTTGGTTGTACATCTTGCGGTTCTCTTCCTTGAGCTTCTCAATGTCGCTCTTCATCTCTGCGATGAGCTTGGACATTTCGTCCTTCTTGTCATCCTTGGGTTCGTCCATGTTGGACTCCTTCTTTTTCACGGCTGCACCCGGAACAAACACGTTGCCCACTCCCGGCGCAGCCTCAAAGCAGGAGGAGCATTCCATAGCAAACGTCACTTTGTCGCCTTGCTTCGAGAATCGCGTATCTGGCAAAGGCCGACGCGGCGTGTCCCGTCCAAGCAAAGCGATTTCACTCATGTGATCGTCCGACCAAATTTCCGCGCTGCGGCGTGGGAACTTGTTCGATTCGATGTACTTCGAGAAGTCATCGCGGGACATTTCGATGTCGCCAACGATGAACGGAACGCCGTTACGCTCCTCCATCTCGACATTCAGCACCGCGCCCACCGCTTCCTTCGGCTCGCTGTGATCTTCCTGCGAGTGGAGAATCACAATGCGCGGATGCTGCTTTCGACTAATGAACTGCTTCGTGCGATCCACAATGCGCGTAACACGCTTGCGATCGAACTTCGCAATTTCCTCGTCCGTTCCATCATCGATGGTCGGATCGAAGCCAGAGAACAACTCAAGTCGCTTGATCACGACTTTATCGTCTCGTTCGGAAATGGCATGGGAGGCCGTCATGCACGGCATTGACACCGCGAAAGTCAAGTAGCACAACGGTTTAAGGATCAAATATGCCACATTTGTTATCAAATGTAGTATTTTCAATCCGCAGCCTATAACAATCATCTAAAACCAGGGTCGGGATACAACCCGCGATCGATGTATGGCTGCCTTGCGCTGTTGTATTCGGCGATTCTTTCTGCCAGCACGTTGCCATCTTCATCGGTCAGCCCGAGCCGCGTGGCCTTCGAGAACGTGACAGGAATGAGCGAAGCACGGCAATTCCAACCGCACGGCGGAATCAGATCCTGACGCACAATTTCTTCAATTGTGTTGATGTACCCATTGACTTGCCAATGCGAGCCATCAGGGAAATCACCCGCCGGATTGCCGCGCGTTCGACGATCCATGATCTCGCGAATCTCCCACAATGGGTACGACACTTCGCGAATTGCTGGTCGTGTCGGATCCATCGATGGAAGCAACGAGCGTCCTTCCATGACAGCGGAATCAGCGATGCCAAGATTCATCGCGCGTCGTGCTTCTGTTTGCGCAACAAGCGATGAGCGAGTAGGGAACGTAGATACCAAATCACGAGCAGCGTCATCTGAAGACACGATCTCCTGCGCGCGGCGCGCGGATGCCATTGGAATGTCGAAGTACGCAGAACGTCGCGCGATACGCGCTGGAACTCCTCTAGCAACGCGCCGCATTACATCATCGTCTTCATCGAAGAAGAGGAGATACAGAATCGCAGTCATGTCTGCGCCGTGATTGCGATCGACTTCGGAATACTTCTGCGAGAACGTCGTGGCTGCTCTTGCAACCATTTCGTCTGCGCGTTGTCGAAACATCCCAACATCGAATGAAGACACTTGCTCAGGAATGAACTTCGTGCTTCCGATGATGAATGATCCTTCGAGCGCGCGAAGAACAGACGAGCGCATGACAGTCCAGTTACGCGAAGAAAGACCGCGCTTCCATGCACGGTCCATCATCGCATCTACCTGATTCATCTCTCTCACTTGCTCTCCTTCTTGTCGAGACTCTCAACGATTCCGCGCGCCCATGTCCAGCCGGCATCGCCGCCCCATCCGTTCCACGCTTGCCAGCCCTTGCCTTGTTCGTCCCAAGTCTGGCCCTTCTTGTCGGATTGATGGCGCGTGAAGTACTTCACCATGCGGCGCACAGTTTCTTCGCTCAGACTCTTGCGATTCGCGAGATCACGCGCGCGAGCAAGACCAACACTCGTCATGCCGCGCTCTGATTCAGGCTTCGTCTCGCGCACTTCGAGCGCGCGGCGCGCGTTCTTCGCGACACTTTCAGGCGGCGTGAAACCGTCCTCGAAAGTTTCCTTCTCGCCCTTCTTCTCTTCCTTTGCAAAGTCCTTTGTTTTGAGCGATTCGCGATCGGTCACCATCACCGCTTGCTCAACGCTCAAGCCATCTTGCACGAGTTCTTCGGCGCGATTCAGCGCAGCCTTCGTGTCATCCCAATGTTGTGGCAAGCGACGATTCTCCGTCTTGCCGCACATGTCGTATGCGATGGCCCACGCTTGATCATCAGCGTAGCCCTCGTCAATCAACACGCGATGCTTCGCAATCACGCAATCACCGATCTCACGCGCGTTGCGATTCTTCGTCGGACTCTTGCGTTCCGCTGGGTAATCGTGCTTTCCGGTAGCGCAGCCATTTCCATCGGTGAATCCACCGAAGCCATTGCCGCAGTTGCCCTTCTGCCTACCGCGTCGGCGGCGACGTACTGCTTCGCGACGAAGTTCTTTCTCTGACATGCGAGAGAACGCTTGCTTCGCAGACAGAACCTTCGGCTCGTCACCGACGAAGTCCTGATCGACATCGTCTTTGAACGCATCCTCGTCCGCGATCTCTGGCATGACATCTTTGATCTTGCCAGTAAGCACAGGCTCATCGATGTCAGGAATCGCGAGACCGAGCATCTTGCGCGTTTCTGCTTCGCTGACCGTGCCACCAAGTTCATTGACGAAGATGCGAATGGCTTCGAGCTTCTTCTCCATCTCTGGACTCTCGACGGAGAACTCAAACTTCGGATAGTTCTCTTGAGGCCCAAAGTTCATGTCCACGACTTCGCGCACGAGTTGCTGCGTGATCGTTTCGCTCAAGCCTTCAGCGACAAACTTCATCTGCCGCGTGAACGTCTTCTGATGCTGGCTCGCGACGTTCGATCCGATACCCGTCGAGACAGCCTCACTCGTTGCGCTCTGACCGACGATGAGTTCCTTGATGTTCTTGGCGAGCCACTCGCAGAGATCAGCGAACACTTGCGCGCGCGCCGCGCCCGGTTCCTTGATCTCAATCTCGTAGTCTTTCTGGCCGGGCGTAGAGCGCGGAACAACAGCACTCACGTCGCCGACGAGATTGCGGAGGATCTCTTCCATCTCCTCCTTGCCGCCCTTCTGCGCCATCGGGTAGTAGCCAACGCGAATGCCTTGCGCGTAACGCTCCGCGTACGTCGCCCAGTTCTGAAGCACGGCTTGCTTCAAGTTCCAGTACCACCACACGGTGTCGCGCACGCCCTTGCCGAGGAACGCATACGCAGTTTCGTATGGATCATCGAAGTCTGGCCCTTGCACCATGTAGCGATGCCACACGACAGCACGACGTTCAATAGGCGTGAGAACGTGGACGCGCGAATCGAATCCCTGCTGCGTCGAGCCGCCTGTTCCGTCCATGTCTGCGTAGTAGCGCGGACCGACACGAATCGCAGGCTCGCCCTCAAGATTCACCGTGATCGTGTCAGGGTGAAACGGAAGCCAATCGCTGACAGCCACGCTGCCGTCAGGCCGGCGCGCGTAGATCAAGTTTGCAGCGCTCGACCCGTACCACACAGCGTCGAGCAAGTGACGCACCAGATCCGCGAAGCGCGGAATGCGCGAGAAAATCTCTTGCGTTCTTTCAGCGATCTCTTCTTGCATTGGATCGCGAGAGTCGAATGGCTTGATCTGCCACTCAAGACCAGCGATCGACACTTGCAACTGCGTC